TAAGTCGTGCTGCGGTATGCACAAAAATAAAAAACAAGACTCTAATTGTGAACTCGGCCGGGATGCTGGACACGGATAACCCTGTAAACAGAGCTTACCTGGATAAGAAGCAGGGCCAGCGTCGGAGTGCTGATTTTAGCCTAGGAATTGAACATACAGGTGCGGCCACAAAACCTGTTGATTATTCTGAAATGTCTCAAACTGGTACAGCTGGCGAAATGCTAAACATGACTATTCGTGAGCTGGTTTCAAAATATGGCAGCATGGCCAATGTTGAAAAGTATGTGAAGATCTTAAGAGATTTGACAGCTGCGGACGAAAAGGACCAGCGCATCCAGGAAAGGCGATTGATTCAGATTCCAAAGGATTTTGTACAAAGCTCTGTTACAAGCTTGCTTGAAACGCTTATGAATAAGCTTCTGGACCTGCCGGAGAGAATTGCGGATCAGGCTATTGCTTTTGTCCAGGCGGATGTGGACACGGCCCGTCAAAAAATAATTTTGCTTTTAAATGACGACATATCAGCTGCGATTGCAGACAGCAAAAATCAAATCAACAACAAAATACAGAACATGAAAGGCAAGTACAGCCAGGAAGATTCTTTGCGGGATATTATTTCTGAAAGTATGGAGAAAGCGGAATGAGTGACGAAAACAGTTTTGACAGCTTCAGTAAAGTTGTGATGAACTTTTTACAGCTGGAAGTAAAGCATATTTATTATGGCAATATTACCAAAGCTTTTGCAAAAAAAAGCATGGTCCGCCTGATTGAAACTTTTTTAGAAGGTGATTCTAAAGTAAAAGAGAACATTGAAATATGGGCTTGCGAATATTTAGCTAATTGTGCTACTAAACGAAACCTTGTTGAATGGCATGATTTAAGAAAAAAGCCGGATGATCTTCCTCCAGCTGAAGGAAAAGACGGACATTATTCAATTACCGTTTTGAATGAGAGGCTGGATAAAGTTTTTTATGACTTCAAAACTAAGGAATGGAAAGAGCCGGTTTTTGGTGATAAACAAAGAGCTCCTAAAGCCTGGTATTGCGGTTATTATTTCAAAACTCAGGATGGAGAGGACGAAGACGAATGAAAAGTACGCTTGAAGGACTTGAAAGAAGTATGCAGCGCGAACGAATTACAGCGCTGACAGAATATTACGCAAAGGACGAAAACTCAGACAAGCAGTCACCGTTCTTTCTGCGGGCAGTTTCTAAAGACGGGCTTATGGCAGGGTGGCAGAAAGACAGCGAAATTGAAGCTATTGAACTTGCAAAAGATTACTGGCTTAAAGGTTTTATTTACGTTGAGGTTTTCTGCTGGAGAAACAAAAATATTGACATTATATATCACGGGGTAAGATGGGGCTTTTAAGCTTCTGAATATAAATCACAAGGAGACTAAAAAAAATGGAGTGTAAGATTAACGACGATTTAGGAAGCGTTGACAAGAATTACAGGCAACAGCTTGAAAAAGCTTACAAAGCTTTTATGTATCTTTCTGCAAGATGCTTTGATACGAAAAAAGCGAAAAAAGAAATCAAGAATATTTGTGGCTGCATGGTGGAGATGAAAGAAATTCTTGATAAGTATGAGCTGGAGCATGAGATTGAACATCTAAACAAAGACAGTGCGCAATATGACTGCGAATTGTACATCAAGGAAAATGAGCTTGAATATATTGCGCCGGAGATCAGGGCAGCATATAAAAAAGGTTTTCATTTTAAGCGGGCTCAAAAAGATACAACGGAGGCCAGCGAATGAAAGATATGTCGAAAAGAATTCTGCTTGCCAGATGCCAGAACTGCGAAAATCAATACTGGGAACATGGAAAAAGCTGTGCCTGGAGAAGTCTTGGAAATGAGTATTGTTTTGACGGCATGAGCAACGAAGAAGCGCATGAGGAAATTGATAAACATTTTAAGAGCTTTCAAACTCAGATTGCGAGGGAGTTGGTTTAATGACTGAGAAAGAAAAGTTTGAAGCTGAACAAATCGCCAGGAAAGGTTATTGCTGTCCGGCAAATAAATATAATCCTGAGCTTTATAAAAAGACTCCAGCTGAGGTTTGTCCGAAGTGTGAGCACTGGAAAAAGGATTGTATTGTGTACGGCAAGAAAAAGGGCCGTGTGTTGTAAGAGTTATATTTTATGTGGGAGCGTTTGAGAAATGTTTGCAACTGTATGGGTAAAAGATTATGAAATAGATCTGGACGGTAAGCCGTACACCGTAAAAGGTGAGAGGTGGCTTGGTATTGTGCATCCTGAAAATGAGGAGAAATATTTTGAAGGATGCAGTTTTGGACTTAAGGATAACGGCAAATATGAGCATGAAGGCGGGGTTGTAAGAAGTAAGAGAGAGTTTGAAGAAATGTCAAAAAAGAGTGACATTTTTTAAATGAGACTATAATCCAGTTGAGACCTAGGTGTGACTGGGTATAAATGTCGGTTAGATTGGAGACGTGGACGCTAGCACTTTAGAAGCTCGTTAGATCGGGGCGGAGCGACTAACCGGCCGCTGAAAAGGTGGCAGAATAAATGCGGATGAGCAGAAACAGCGTGCAGATTTTCGCGAAGTCTGTATGTCTCAGGGCGGTGCTGGATGTTTGGTCGCCCATCTTTTTTGAAAATTAAGGAGTTTTGATATATGGCTTTGAGTATTAATGAATACCAGGAAAGAGCGCATGAGACAGCTGATTACCTGGGAATGGAAAATGGTGATTATCGCTATCCTGTTATGGGATTGAGCGAGGAAGCCGGAGAAGTTTCCGGGAAGTTTGCAAAAGCTGTAAGGGATGCAAACGGAATTATCGATGGTGAGCGGCGGGAAGCAATTAAAAAAGAGCTTGGTGATGTTTGCTGGTTTGTTGCTGAAATTGCAACAATTCTTGACCTGAAGCTGGAAGACGTTATGCAGGGAAATCTTGATAAGCTTGCATCCAGGAAGGCGCGGGGTGTTATTCACGGGAGCGGTGACAACAGATAATGACTACTAAAATCCACTACTTTTGAAAGTAGTAGACATAAAATCACAAGGAGACAAAAAAAATGAAGAACAGTTTATGCGATTTGAACGATCATTTATTCGCGTGTCTGGAAGGACTGATGAATGATGAACTAAGTGAAGAAAAGCTTAATCAGGAAATCAGGAGGGCCCAGGCAGTGAATAATGTTGCAAAAACAATTATTCAGAATGGCAGAACTCAGATTGAGGCAATGAGACTGAGAGAAGACATTATGAGCAATGCCGGAAAAGGACAGTTGCCGGAAATGCTTTTACCGAAAAATACAAGCACTGGAAAAGTGCTTATTGAGGATGGAGCTTATGGCAAGTAGTTTCTGGACTGAAGATAAGATTGAGTTTTTACGCGGGATTTACCAGGGAAAAACAAACAGAGAACTGGCAGAAATTTGCAGTCAGGAGTTTGGAAGAAGCTTTACTCCTGCGGCTTTGCAGACTGTTTTATTCAGGAACTTTGGTAATAGAAAAGCTAAAGTATGGACGGCTGATAAGCTTGATTACTTGCGGTCGATTGTTCCTGGAAAGCCTCTGGAAGAAATTACAAGGCTGTACAATGAGCATTTTGGCACAAATTACGAAACACGGACCATTAAATCTGCAATGACTAATCATCATATCAGGAGTGGTTATAGATATGACGGCCAGAAGGCTGTTTTGTTTTCTCCAGAAGAAATTAAATGGCTGGAAGAAAACAGAAAAGGCTTTAATTTTGATGTTACAACTGAAAAAATGAATAAACACTTTGGCACTAATTATAAAGTGAGCCAGGTGCGCGGATGGTGTCATGCTCACCATCTTCCTTGTGGCGTTGATATGAGATTCAAAAAGGGGAATGTGAGTTTTAACAAGGGCTGTAAAGGCTGGTGTGCGCCTGGAAGTGAAAAAGGCTGGTTCAAAAAAGGACATAGGCCTCATAACTGGTCGCCGGTAAACACTGAAGTGATTGTGGATGACGGGTATATCAAAGTGAAGGTGGCAGAGCCGAATGTCTGGGAACTAAAACACAGACTTGTGTGGCAGGAGAAAAACGGGAAGATTCCTGATGACAGCTGCCTGATATTTTTAAACGGGGTTAAAACTGATTGCAGGATTGAAAACTTAATGCTTATTAAGCGGTCGATTCTGTCGGTTTTAAATCACGAAAAGCTGATATTTGATGATGCGGCGGCCACAAAGTGCGGTGTCACTATGGCAATGATAAAAAGCAGAATAAGGGAGTTACAGAAAAAATGAGTGGTAAGAATGACAGAAAAATCAGGAAGGAAGTGAAGAACGTTTATATAAAGGCTTAGGGCGTTTTGTATGATCAGATTAAGGCAATGAGCTTTGGAAAAAGATTGCGTTTTGCATTTATGATAATTTTCAAGAGGCTTAAATAGTCACTACTTTTGAAAGTAGTAAGGAGGTGAGCTTCTATGATGGTTTGGACTGATGTAAGCAGAGGAATTGTTGAAGTTCCTTTTGACTTTGAAAAAGTGAATGTTGAATGTGAGGTTTTTAAGAAAAACGCCTGTCCGTTTGTGGGAAAGCCCAGCACAATCTGCGGCTGCGGTTTTGACGGTATGGCTAAAAAAGGCTGCATAAAGGTTCACGAAAAAACTAAGAAGGTGGAAGAATGAAACCGTGGGAATTATACGAGGAAATAAAAAAGACTAAATACACTAAGAGCGGCGACAGTGTTGATTGGGCCGTAAAGGTTTATCCAGATGAAAAGCTGATAAGACTTCTTTTTGAAGAAAGCACTGAAGACAGAGACTGGAGAAACAATTTTGATTTTCCAATTAAGCCATATAAGCAGCAGGATAATACTTTATGGTTTGCGCGGGGCTGGGGTAATGCTTATAAATCTTGTAATGATGAGATTATGGAAAAGCTGACAAAGACTTTTTATGAGCTTAAAGATCAGAGCTATACTGTTGAAGTTTGCGGCTGGAGTTATGGCGGAGCTATGGCTTTGCTTGCGGCGGAGGATTTTTGTTACAGGACCGGCTATTTACCTGGTGTTGTAACTTTTGGAGCTCCTAAGCCGCTTTGGGGTAGAAAAACAAAAAAGTATGTTGCAAGCTGTTTAGCTTACTGCTTCCAGTATGCTCATGTTAATGATTTTGTTCCGGTGTGCATTCCGCTTCCTGGTTACAGAATGGTGAATAAAGTTAAAGTTGGTAAGGATTTTTGCATTCTTAAGTATTTTAAAACTGGTGAATATCATTGCAGTTATGGAGACAAGAGCCTTTATGAGTGAGTTTAAAGATTTAGAAATTGCACTGACAGAATTTCCATCTGAAGAAGACTGGAAGGAAGTGAAAAGAAGGGCGCTTATTACCGTTGGTCTTGAAGCGGTAAATTCTCCTGACGAAAGCTGGAAAAAGAAAATGCTTGAATGCAGGCATAGTCCGATAAGACGGCTTAGATTCAGCTTTACTTTGTATAATTTGCCGTATTACATAAGCGTGCATTTTGTAAGACATCATGTTGGAATTGAAAAATATGTGAGAAGTCAGAGAAATGACAGGCAAAAGGAATATGACAGAACAAAGGCTCCTCAGGATGCGCCGGTTAATATGATTTTAGATTTTAACGGGGAGAGTCTTTTAGAGTTTTTTAACAAAAGACTTTGCGGCGCGTGCGCTCCTGAAACAATAAGAGTTACTGAGCTTATGAGATCACTTGTAAGGGATGAATGCCCGGAATTCTGTTATTTTCTGGAGCCGATGTGCTTTAGAAATGGCGGTGTTTGCCATGAGTTTAAGAGCTGCGGAAATAACCGGAATTACAAAGAATGGCAGGAAGCTAAGCTGAAGGATAAATAAAGTGTTACTGGAGGGGTTAGAAATTGAATTGTGTAATAACGCAAGAGGACGTTGATTTTTTAACTAAAGAAATAAGCAATCTCACTGCAAAACGGCAATATATAAAGCCGTCTGACTACGTTGAAAAAGTGCGTTATATGGACAAGGACCTGACTCCTTTTCCGGGCAAATTCAGTTTTAAGCAGTTTCCTTACTTCAGGGAAATTGTAGATAACTTTAGTCCAGAGAGTCCTATTCATAAAGTTTATATTATGAAAGGCAATCAGCTTGGAGCTACTACGGCGATTTTGGAAACTGTTATGCTTTATGGCATTGGCTGTAATCCATCGCCTATGCTGTATGTTCTGCCGGATGAAGGAATGGCAAAACTTGCAATGGACACCAAAATTGACCGAATGATTGATAGTTCCGGTTTGCGCGGAAAGATTTTTGCTCAGACAAAAAAAGCAGCTGGAGCGCGTAATACTGGTGATACATCTTTCAAAAAAGAGTTTACCGGTGGTTATTTGCACGCGGTGGGCGGCCGTTCCGGTAACAGGTTCAGAAACTTTTCTTACAAAATTATTCTTGTTGATGAATTGGACGGTATGAGTGAAACGATTAAGGGTGAAGGTACGATGGAAGATCTTGCCATTGCCCGCTCTGACGCTTATCCGAATACGAGAAAGATTTACTTTGGTTCTACTCCTACGGTTGAACAAACTTCTAAGATTTTCAGGCTTTATAAATCAGGTGATCAGAGGCGGTATTTTGTGCCGTGCAAGCATTGTGGCACCATGCAGCCGCTGGAATGGGCCATCTGGGATGAAGGACATGACAATCAGATTGGTGGTATTGTCTGGGAGAATGACGAAGACTATCAGCCGATTCTTGAAACTGTTGCGTATAAATGTCCGCATTGTGGCGGGCTGATGAAGAATTATGATAAAGCTTTAATTATGGACAAGGGCGAATGGCGGGCTACTGCAATTAGTCAGGAAAAGGACGCTGTAAGCTATCATTTGTCACCTTTATACAATCCTCCTGGAATGTTTTCCTGGGAAGACTTTGTTATTGCGTGGTCGAAGTGTTGGGATATTAAAAACAACAGAATTAAAGACAAGGAAGGTTATAGAACTTTCAGAAACTTAAAGCAGGGGCTGCCATTCCGTGAACAGAATGAACAGATCAGGCGCGAGCGGGCTATGCTTCATCGCCGTTTTGGTTTTGTGCGCGGCAAGGTGCCTAATAAGATGGCAGTTGAAGATGCAGGCTCTCCAATCTGGATTGTTACTTGTGCAGTCGACGTTCAGAAAGATTGTCTTTATGTGGATGTAAAAGGATATGGAGACAGGGGCGTTACCTGGACGCTAGATGCCTTTAGGATTGACGGACCTACTGAAGACTTTTACGGGGTTTGGGATAAGCTTGCTGACTTTATCGAAAAGACTACTTACCAGGGAGACGACGGCAAAGCTTATAAGATTGCAATTACTCTTGTGGACTCAGGACATTACACTGACTGGGTTTATGCTTTTTGTGCTCGCTTTTCTGCGGGCGTTTATGCTTGTAAGGGTACGGACTGGATTAAAAACGGTGAGACTTACCAGCTATTCAACAGAAAGACACTGGATGCAATCGGCTTAAGTTTGGCTTATCACGTTAATACTGGAAAGCTTAAAGACAGAATTTCACGGGCTATGAATATGCTGAACTGGGATGAAGGAACAAAGCAGCCAGACTGGTATCCTAACTTTCCTGATGACTTCCATGATGATTACTTTAGGATGTTTGAAGCTGAAGAGAAAGTGGAAGAGTATGACAGAAAAACGAACAAGTATATTCGTACTGTATGGCGGGCAAAGCCTGGTATGCCTAATCACTTTTTTGATACTTATGACTATAACCTGGCAGCGCTGGAGATTTTTGCGGATGATATTTGCCGACATGAATTGCGGCTTAATATGCTTGACTGGGGTGCATTCTGGCAGTATGCGGCTTATGGTATGTTCTGCATAAAGTGAGGTAGACTTAATATGTTTCTGAAGGTTCTTGGTTTAGTATTATGTGTTATTGCCTGCTTAATTATGCTTTTTCTTGCCGTGATGGCTTTTATTATTGCCCATGAGGAAAAGTTACTGAGGTATTCAGACGGGGAAGATGTAGAAAGTGGAGAAAGAGAAAAAAGAAGCTGATTTTGAAAAAGCTTGTGAAGAATTTAACGCCGCTTTTGATAAGGAAATTTCCCTGCATGATTTTCCGATTTTAGAGCCGTCTTTTATGGACGACGATTATTACAGAATTGACACCTGTAATAATACAAAGATGAAGCAAAGTTGAAAAAGCGCTTTATCTATGATAATATGAAATAAGAGATTGTTATTCGTGTTACTTATGACAGTCTCCTTGTGATTAAGGCGGCCTGCGTTGCGGGTCGCCTTTTTTTGTCAAAATAAATCTGCTATTAATAATTTTTCAGGGGTAAGATTGTCATTTTATTGACAATTATTTATCCAGCTTGTTCATCTGAGAATTGAAGATTGCCTGTGCATCCTGGGCGGGTTTTTCTGCGGCGGGCTGGAGCCACGGTGCGGCTGTGGTGACGGTGGATGTGAGGCCTCTGAAATAAATCATTTCAAGTTCAAATTTGATGTTGTCGCCGGTCTTTTTGAAGGATGTGACACGGTAGATGTTTTTGCCGTATTTCAAAAAGCGTCCTGATTCATAGGCGGTTTTTGCAGCTGATACGAGAGCGGATTTTCCGGTGCCGGAATGTTCAGGATTATATTTGATGATGCGGCGGTTTATGCGAGAGCGATACATTGAACGCTGAACGGGATTTTTTGAGGAGCCGGCGCGTGCTGTATTTGTTGGAATTGAGAGCTGGCCGCCGTTATTTGCAGTGTGGAGGCCTCCTTCTTCCTGACGAGCCATGTATGATGCTTTTTCTTTTGCGCCTACATGAGATTCTATCTGATCAAAGCTTTGAGGATTTTCTACCTGGCAGCGGTCGTAACCGATTTGTCTTGTTGTGAAGGTGTTACGAAGGGTAAAGTTATTCTGGATGTTTTCGATTGCGTTTTTACGGGTGAGAGCTGCCTGCATATTTACGGTATTAACAGCAGCTTTCATCATGGTGTTTTTCATATCTTGGGTAAGAAGATCTATTTTTGACGGGTCGTCGATGACCATTTTGTAACCGGAAAACATTATTTTGCCTCCTTCTTTTCTCTGGGCTCTGCCTTGCTGCAAGCAAAGGCTGTTATTTTTCTGACGGTTGGAAAGTTGTTCCAGCCGGGTTTTGCTTTATAGACCGGATTCTGGCAATAAATCAACAGGCCTAATTCATCAACTTCAACTTTGGCATATTTGCAGTCGCTACAAAATTCCGGCTTTTCCATGTGAAATATTGTTGTGCGGGGAATGATAAAAAAACTATTAACTAGTTAATAGTTTTAGGCGGTTTTTGCGCTCATAATTGAACGTATGATAATCGACGAAAATAGCGGCGTTGTTGGCGAAAGTTCCGGTAAGTTCTGGAAAGACGAGCTGACAAATGCAAAGATTCTTCTTGTTGCAGTTGAAAAGGCAATCAATACTTTTTGCTCTAACGGAACTATCCAGAGTTACACAATTGACACTGGACAGGATAAACAGGTGGTTACAAGAGCTGATTTAAGTTCATTGTATCAGCAAAGAGACAGGCTTTTGGCTCAGATTGCGAGTTTGGAAGCTAGACTTGGGGTTGGCGGTCCTCGCTGTCCTCAGATTTGTCCGGGGTTCTAGTATGGGATTTTTAGGTTTTAAGAGCAGAAAAGACAAAGAGATTGAAGCGCTTGTTGCTAAGAATAAATACCAGGCGCAAATGATTGACGCAATTAAGCAGACTTGGACCGGGGAGAAATTTCCTGGCAGTTTTGGTTTAACTAAGATTTTAGAGCAGATTGATTACTGGACTTTGCGAAAAAGAAGCTTGCAGCTTTTTACAGAAAACCCTTATGCAAAGGGTATTATCCGCCGCATTTTACGCAATGAAATTCATACTGGTTTGACTGCCTCTGCTAATCCGCTTGGTTCGATTTTGTGGCCTGATATGGACGATATGAAACAGGCTGAAATGTCGGTTAAATACGGCGATTTAATGAGTCAGCAGTTTGAGCTTTATGCAAATAACTACGAGCTTTTTGATTATAAGAAACAGTTGACTTTTGGAGAGTTTCAGGAACTTGTAAGACGTGAAGCTATTTTGTGCGGTGATGGTGTAATTATCAGCCGTGTGAACAGATATACAGGGCTTCCTGCCTGGGATTGGATTAACGGAAATAACATCAGGACTCCTGGAGATTATAAGGTTGCCAGCGGGCACAAAATTATTAATGGTGTTGAAATTGATGAATATGGCCGGCACGTTGCTTATTATATTCAAAAAGTTGTAGGCGATGACATTAAGTTTGAAAGGGTGCCGGTAAAGGGTGAAAAATCCGGCAGACAGATAAGCTGGATGGTTTACGGCTCTGAAAAGAAAGCTGACGATGTGCGCGGTGAGCCGCTTTTAGCTTGCGTGCTTGGAATGCTTAAGGATATTGACCGTTACAAGGATGCAGAAGTAAGAGCTGCGGTTATTAACGCTTTGATTGCTTTTACTGTTCAGAGAGATGACAGTTCGCCTATTGGTTCGCGTCCTACTGCCGGTTTACAGCGTCCTATGCACGAAGTAGGACCAATTGCAGCTGAAGACAAAACAGGACATCAGCCTATTCAGCTGATGCAGCCTGGAACTGTTTTTGACGATCTTGCTCCTGGCGAGAAGGTTGTAAGTTATCAGACTAACAGACCGAATGTGAACTATGCTGCTTTTGAGGGCGCTATCCTGGATGCGATCTGCTGGAGTCTTGAAGTGCCTCCTGAGATTGTGAAGCTTAAGTTTACTTCCAGCTACTCTGCGAGCCGTCAGGCAAATAATGAATTTGAAGTTTATTTGAAATATCGCAATTTCAAAAATGCTAAGGATTTCTGTCAGATTATTTATGAAGAATTTATTATTCAGTCTGTTTTGAATAATCAGATGGAGCTTCCTGGTTTTGTTCTGGCTTGTTTTGATTCTTCCAAGTGGAGAATTAAAGCTGCATGGCTTAGTTGTGCCTGGAGTGGTTTAAGTCGTCCTTCTGTTGAAAGAACTAAGGATGTAAAGGCTGCTAATGATGCTCTTGATAATGGTCTTACTACATTTGACGATGAATGCAGACGTTTAAGCGGCAAGTCATTCAGACAGACTATTCAGATTTTGAAGAAAGAAATTGATTATGCTCACCAGATGGGCTTTAATCCTCATATTCTTGAAGACAATAACGGTAAGAATGCTTACCCAGACGAAGAGAGTGAAGAATTGGACGGTGAGGTTCCAGGAAAAGGAACTGAAGACGATTCTGACAATGAAGATTAAGGAGGTACATTATGGCAGACGGCATGACAAATAAAGAATTGATGCTGGAGATGTTTGCAATGCAGAAAGATTCAGCTGTGAAAATGCAGAAAATGAATGACAAAATTGAGCAACTAGAGGAAAAAATGGAGTCTCACGAAAAGGCTATGCAGGTTATTATTAATCTGCCTGGCAAACTTGAAGCCATTAATGACTCTATCCAGGAATTAAAAAAAAATAGCGAAGAAAAAGACAAAGATCACGAAGACAGAATTCAGAAGCTTGAACAAAAACCGGCAAAGGCAGCGCTTTCTGTATGGCAGAAGCTTTTTGAAATTGGGCTTGGCATTGCCGGAACTATGTTTTTTGGCTGGCTTTTCAGTCTTTTAATGAAATAAATGGGAGTGTGAAAAATGGCGGAAAAAGAAGTGGAAAAAGTTGAAAGTGAAGGAAACTCTAAGCTGCAATCAAGAAAGTTTGTTGTGTGGCTTGTGTGGTGCATTATTGCGATTGTAAATCTTGTGATTGATGCAATCGTAATTGTTATTACTAAAAATGTAACTGCTGAAATGGTGAGCTTGACTGAAAAGGTTTTAGGCTGGTTCTTTGCAATTTCTATGATGTATCTTGGAATGAACGTGAGTCAAAAGGTTGGGTTTGCTTTAAGCGATGCTTTAAGCGCTAAGTGCGAAAAAGAAGAGGTTTGCGATGACAAGTAAGATTTTAATTGTTCTAGTTGTGCTTGTTCTTCTTTTGGGCGGTGCAGCTGTGATTTTTTTTAAGCTTTGGAGAAAGAAAGCTGAAGCTTACAGACTGGAACATGAAAGAGCTGAGAGATTACGTTACCAGGTAGAGCTTGCTCAGAATGAAGCGAAAATCAGAAAAGAGGTGTTTCAAAATGCAGAAGAAGAAAAACATAAGACTGATGGGCTTAGCGGCCGTGATAAGTTTAATGCTATCACTGACAGCCTGCGTGACGACTAAAACTGAATATGTAACGCCGGAGATTGTGTGGCCGGTTTTTCCAAAGCCATCTGACAAAGATGCAGTTTACAACGATAAAACCGGGAAGGTTGAGATGTCGCTGGAATATTATGACAAGCTTAAGGATTTTAAGATTGATTACAAGGCGACAAAAGAAGCCTATGAACTTACAAAAAAACTGTATGAGGGTGAGAAATGAGGATTGACGAGTTTATTTCTAAGAACATTGGTAAAAAGGTTGATTATGACGGAGCTTTTGGCGCTCAGTGTGTTGATTTGTTCCGGCAGTATGCAAAGGATGTTTGGGGTATTCCGGTTCACCTGGGAGCGGTTGAAGGTGCAAAGGATTTGTATGAAAAATATTCTACACTTCCAAATGAGGTGAAGTATCTTGAAAGACTTGGACGCGGACCTGTTACCGGGGATGTAGTTGTATGGGGTGAAACAAAAACTAATAAATATGGCCATGTTGCTATTGTTGTTGGAAATATGCCTGGAAGAGACCTACTTGTTTTTGAACAAAACGGTTTTGCACAGGACGGAGCAAAACTTACTATAAGAACAATTGATAATCTACTTGGTTATTTGAGGCTTAGAGCATGAGTGATTTGATTGATAAAAAACTTGAAGAAGATATGCACTCTGGCAAAGGTGTGAAAGCTGATGCAGGAAAACCTGATTACAGTTTGCTGGAACTGAAAAACCTTGAAGGAATGGTCCAGGTGCTTACTTTTGGCGCTGAAAAATACAGCAGAGATAACTGGAAGAAGGTGCCGGATGGCAAAAACCGTTATTTTGCAGCTTTGCAGAGACATCTTGCTGCATGGCAGAATGGAGAAAAAGAGGATCCAGAGAGCGAAATGAGCCATTTGGACCATGCACTTTGTAATTTGTATTTTTTACGTTTCTTTGATAGATAAGTGGACAAAACGGCATTTGTAGGTGTACAATGTGTACAGGAGTTAAAAACGATGCCGGAAGTGAAAAAGGTTGATGCCGAAAAAGCTGAAGTGAAAGCTGAGGCACTGGATGACTTAAGAATGTATGGGGATTTGCTTTATTCAGGTATAAACGCGAATGATATACTTGATCCAAAGACACTTACCCATCTAGGGTCTAAGCTTATTCAAATTGCCGAAATTCTTAGTGATGAATGAGCGCGAGGGGAAAGAGCACTACTTATAAAAGTAGTGCTCTTTTTTTTATATTTTTTTGCATTTTTTTTGAATGAGTTAATAGTTTTTAGACATAGAACAGTGGAAAATTACAATTATGAAAACGATTGTAATGGATAAGCAGATTGGTGCCAGCTGGTGGGAAGATGGTATTACTGCTGATTTTATCCGCGACGAATTAAACAGTTTCAACGAAGACGACAACAAGTTGCAGCTGTCTATTGACAGCCCAGGCGGTTCTGTCTGGGAGTGTATTTCAATCTTCAACATTATTCGTGAATTCATGCGTGAACATCCTGAAGTAGAAGTTACAACTTATATTCAGGGAATGGCTGCCAGTGCTGCATCTGTAATTGCACTTGCCGCTAAATGCGAAAATCCGAAAAGCAAAATTATTGTTGAGGATAATTCTGTTTATATGATTCACAATGCCTGGTCGATTGTTCAGGGTGATCATAACGAAATGGACAAGCAGAGTGATCTACTTAAGAAAATGGATGCTGTTATGGCGCGTTCTTACTGTCAGGTAACAGGAAAGAGCGAGAAAGAAATTAAGGCCATGATGGACAAAGAGTCTTTCCTTTTTGGCGCTGAGATTGTTGAAAACGGCTTTGCTGATGAAGTTGTAGTGACAAAAGCTGAAAAGTCTGAAAGTTCTAAACAAGCACTTTTTGCTGAAGTCAAAATGAGTGTTGAAAAAACTATGCACGAGCTAAAGAAAGATGCTGAAAAGAAAAGCTTTGATCGTTGTGTAGCTATGTTTGGGAAAACGGAGCCAGAAGCTCCTGTTAATAAACCTGCCGTTGAGGCAAATAATAAAAAGGAGGAGCTTCCTATGACTTTGGAAGAACTCAAAGCAAAAGAGCCTGCTCTTTATGCTGAAGTTTTGAACGCCGGAATTGAAGAAGGCGTGAACAAAGAACGTTCAAGAGTTTCTGCTCATCTTAAGATGGCTGAAGCTGCTGGATGTATGGATGTTGCTGCCGGATTTATCCGCGACGGTTCTGCTGTTGCTGATGATAACGTACAGGCAACATATTTTGAAAAGCGCGTTGCTAACGCTCAGAACATTGCAAGAAAAGAGGACAATCCTGATGCGATTGTAACTCCTGAAGCAAAGACTGATGAAAAAGAAGCTGCTATGATGGCTGCTTTTGAAACTGAAGTAGGAGGCAAATAATGAATATTCAGAATTATGGTGCAAACAATCTGATTCATTTTGGTGACTGCGAGTTTGAAAGCAATGTTGTTACATTTGCTGCTGCCGGAAGCGTTAAGAAGGGTGATATTCTTGCCCGTGCTGCTGACGGTACTTTTGAACTCCATGATGGATCAACTACTACTCCAGTAGCTGTTTATATTGACGAAGATGCAACTTTGTCTGCTGCCGGAACTGTTCCTTGCCGTGCTCTTATTACTGGTAAGGTTCGCAAGGATAAAATTCTTGTTGGTGGTTCTGCCGCTGATGTTGCAGATCTTGATGCTCTTAAGGCTGCTGGAATTACTCCAATAGCTATTACAGAAATGAATATTACTGATAATCAGTAATTAAACGGAGGAAACGAATATGCAGAGCGCATTTCTTGAAAAAGTCCTGAAGCTTTTTAAGTCTGCTCCAAATATGGACAAGATGGGCTTTTTGTCTTCTTTCTTCAAAACAACTGAAGAAGATTATACTGACGCTGAGTATGTAGACATTGATATTGTCCGCTCAGGTGAAAACGTTGCTCCAGTTCTTAGAGACATTGGAACTGGCGCTGTTGTTGTTGCTGATGATGTATTTACTGGAAAGCAGATTAAGCCTCCAGTATATTCTCTTGTTCGTCCGGTTAATATTTTTGACCTGATGAAAAGACAGCCTGGTGAAAATGAATACAAGGAAATTGGTACATGGTTTGGCCGTCTTGTAAACGTTTTGAAGCGTGCCTTTGTTCTTATGAGCGGAATGCTTTTGCGTTCTGTTGAACTTCAGGCTTCTCAGGTTCTTCAGACTGGTAAGCTCACTTTGACTGATGATGCAGGTAACTCTGCATACACTTTGGACTTCCAGCCTAAGGCTACTCACTTTAAGACAGTAACAAATTTGTGGAGCGGTAACTCTGCTGATCCACTTGCTGACCTTGAAGAAATGGCTGATGTAATCCGTGATGACGGTCTTGTAGATGCTACAACTGTTATCTTTGGCGCTAAAGCTTGGAATTACTTTATTAAGAATTCTAATGTTCAGAACGCTGTTAAGAAAGACGGTCTTGGACTTGGAAACCTTGCTCCTCAGATTGTAAACAAGGGCGGCAAGTATATGGGTTATGTTGAAATTGGTGCATACAGACTTGATCTGTTTGTATACAACGGCCGTTACTCTGATTTCAATTCTAACACTGTTAAGAAATATGTTGATGAAAACAAGGTAATTATGACAGCTGATATTGCTGATCTTGATTTCCGTCGCGTATACGGTGGAGTTCCTTCTATCGGTATGGATGAGCCTTTTGCTTCAATTATTCCTGAACAGGTTACTTATGAAAATGGTGTACGTGTACACAATCGTGTATACAAGGACCAGAAGGGTAATACTTACAGCGCTGAGTCAACAGTACGCCCTGTAAACATTCCTGTTTCAATCGACAGATTCGCCTGCTTTACTGTTGCTCAGTAAGGTAACTCAGTTGTTCAGGATTCCTGAACAACTGAAAGGAGCCTGAAGATGAAATACATTGTTGCGCCTGGTGTTTGCTTTAGCAATCGTGGGGTAAACTACGAAGCCGGAGCTGAAATTACAGCGGACGTGTTTGACCCACAATCCGCCTTCGAGATGTTTGTAAAACAAGGGAAAATTATTCCCGTCGAGGGGGGGGGGGCAAACAAAAACAGCAAAAACTTCTGAACAATCAGGAGTAAGTAGCAAAGCAAATATTTTGCAAAAACTTATTTCTCCTTTGCAAAAATGGAGAAAATAAGTAGGAGCATAAAATGAAATACGTTGTTGCACCTGGTGTTTGCTTTAGCAATCACGGGAAAAACTACGAAGCAGGAGCCGAAATTTCAGCTGATGTATTTAATCCTAAAACTGCATTCGATAAGTTTGTGGAAAAGGGAATGATTCTTCCTGCCGGTGGTTCTGAAAAAAAAGCTGCCACTACAGAAGGAAATACTGCTGACAAGGCAAATGAAAACGAAAATACAAAAACTGCTGATGTAGAAAATAAATCTACAGGAAGCAAGAAGGGAAAGAAATAATGAACTTAAGACAGCTTGCAGAACAAGATCTAGCGGTTACTTTGACTGATAAAGATAATGGCGGAGCTGTTTCGTTCACAATTTCTAAACCTTCTGGAACTGGTTACACGGTAAATGGATTTGTGGGAGATATTGGGTATTTACTTGATACTGAAGGAAATCCAATTGCCGGCCGTACTGTTACAGCTATATTCAGAATGAGCGATTTAATGGCAAATGATGAGTATATGCAGCCAGGCAGAGACTGGAAGGTAATTTACACGGATATGTCAGGCCATGAATGGATTTTGTATGTAGCAAGATTTGAGCCGGACAGAACACTTGGAGTTGGCCGATTAATTCTAAGCTTAAACTTGGAGGCTAAAGGTGAGTGAGTACGTTGTAAATGAGCTTTTAAGCACGCCGGATAACGTTGAAATTATCCGGGATCAGATTTGCGGCATTCTTGCTTTAGAGTTCGCTCATCAATATGAGTTAGCTCAGGAAGCTGGTTCTGCTGTTGTACCTGATGATTATGACATAAAAGTTTATCTGGAAAATGATGAGCCTTGGGCTTTGCAGACTGAAGAAGATAAGAGCATTTATCCTTTGGTAAATGTAAGCTTGCAGAATTCTGTAACTGAAAAGGGAAGCACTGCTACAAACAGCACTTCCAGAACAGCAACATTTTTCATTGATTGTTACGCTTCCGGTTCTTTTGATGGTTCCGGTTTAAGCGGACGAATGGCAGTTATAAAAGCCTGGAAGACTGCAAGAATTGCAAGAAACATCCTGGAAGCTGCCAATTATGCTTACCTAGGTTTGCGTGGAATTGTAAGCAAAAGGGCTATTCCTAGTTGTGAGACAGGAATGCCGAAAAGTCAGAATTCTGCTGTAAAACTTTGCGTGGTAAGACTTAGACTTGATGTGACTTTTACAGAAAAAAGTCCTCAAGTTACCGGGGTTGAAATTGACCCTATTAGCTTAAGTATAACAGACGATACCGGATTGGTAGTCGTTGACATGAATGAGGAGGAATAAAGATGGGTGTTAGTGCTTCATCTATCTCACGCGTTACAGGCGTTGAGGTAAAGTACAAGAACTTTAACGCCGGCGCTGCTGCTCTTTTGCCTCAGCGACTTGCCATTATTGGTCCAGGTAACGCTGACAAAACATTTTCTACTGACAAGTATGAATGTGAAGGAAGTGCGGTTGCCGTTGCTGAAAAGTACGGTTATGGTTCACCATTGCATCTTGCAGCTTTGCAGTTGTTCCCTAAGACTGGAAGCGGCGCAAGCTTCCCTGTAACAATTTATCCTGTTGCTGATGCAGCAGGTGGTGTTGCTGCGGAAGGTTCTGTTGCTGTTACTGGTACTGCAACTGAAAATGGAAGCGGTGTAATTTACATTGGTGGAATAAAAGCTGAATTTGCAGTTTTGAAAACAGAAACTGCTGCTGCGGTTATGGCCAAAGTGATTACAGCTATTAACGGCACTCTTGAAATGCCTGTAAAAGCTGGAGAAATTGCTGATGATGCAATTCCTTTGACAGCTAAGTTTAAGGGTTCTATCGGAAACCTTATTACAATTGAATGGGATTGTGATATTGCCGGTCTTACTTTCAGTAAGGTTGCTATGGCAGATGGCGCTGTAGATGGAAACGTTGATGACGCTATTGCTGCAATTGGTGGTGTTTGGGAGACAGTTATCCTTGACTGTTATCCTTATTCAAATACTGGCAATCTTGATAAATACTTTGAATTTGGTGTTGATCGCTGGGGCGTTCTCAACAAAAAAGGTTGTCTTGTTGCTCACGGATGTACTGATGACTATGCAACAAGAACTGCTGTTACAGATTTGCGTCCTAACGACTATATCAATTTCTTGATTGAGTCTAAGGGTTCAAGAGAGCTTCCTTTTGTCATTGCTGCAAAAGGTCTTGTAAGCGACATTATGACTGCTGCTGATTCTGATCCAGCTATGGGTTATAAAGGCCTTCTTTCTGGTCTTCATACCGGAGCTGATGCAATTCAGGAAGTTTATTCTGTTCGCAATCAGGCTCTTTCTAAGGGCGCATCAACTAACCTTAAAGAAGGTTCTGTCGCACGCTTGAATGACATTATTACATTCTACCATCCTGAAAACGAAGGTAAATATCCATCACGCCGTTACGTTGTGGACCTTATGAAGCTTATGAACGTTGTTTACAATGTTCGCCTCATTATGGAAGCTGACGAAATGGTGGGAGTTCCTCTTGTTCCTGATGCTGATGTAGTAACAAACAAGAATGCAGTACAGCCTAAGACTGTAAGAACTGCATTTATCAACCTGGCAAAAAATCTTGCTAAGAAAGCAATTATTTCTGATGCTGAGTTTACAAAGAAAAACCTTGAAGTTTCAATTGACAGTGAAAATCCAAAACGCTTAAACGTTGTTTTCCCTGTAAAGCTTTCAGGAAATATTGAAGTAAGCTCAACTGACGTTTACTTTGGTTTCTACCTTGGAGGTGAATAATGGCAAGCGGATGTATTGAGTCTATCGTAATCAACGGCCGCCGTTTCACAACTGACGCTGATGACAGCTGTGAAATCACTTACGACGGTTTTGAAAACGAAGTAAAACCGAATGGCGACGGTACAATGAGAATTGTTAAAAGCCGCCATCCTGGAAGCATTGAGGGATTGAACATCCTGATTGACCCTAGCCGTGACGATCAGGAGTTTTTGAAAGAAACTCAGGATTCTCTGGAGTTTGTAGATGTTTCTGCAACTTTGGTTGACGGTGTTGTGGTTGGTGGAAGTATGCAGCTGACCGAAGCTGTTACTACTGACTTGAAAGAAGGTACTGCTGCAATTACTTTGCAGGGAACTTGTGAAAAGTTAGGCTAAAACGAACTTTAAGCAGTAGGTCTGTTCCAGTCCCGTTTTACACCCGGAATGGACTTACTGCTTTATTTTTTATAGGAGATTAAAAATGGAAGAAAAGCAGGTTGTTGCAGACGAAGTTTGCGAAAAAGAATTTATTGAATGGTGCGAGGCTAACGGTATTGATTATGACGTTAGTAACATGAATGAAGAAAGCGCAGAGGCTTTTAACAAAAATAAAAGCACTATGAAAAACGCTGCCAAAGCTGGCCGCCTTGTTTTTGACGGCGGTAAACTTGAATACACTGTGAGTGCAAAGAGCCCTGAAAACTATGCAGGAAATGTTTTGAAGATTGGTGAGCCTACCGGAAAGATATTTACTGCTATGGACGGTTTGAAAGACACTCAGCTGTTTAAGAAACAGACTTGTGTTATGAGTGCACTGACCGGAAAAGATACAGGTTATTTTGACAAACTTCATGCCAGTGACTGGAAGCTGTTACAGGCGGTTGTTGTTTTTTTTCTCACTATCTAAGTTTCGAGGTTGCCTACAAAGGAAATCGAAAACTTATACGCGGTTTTAGCGGGCCAGCAATGGCGATAAGACAGATTTATGCTGATTATCATTTACCGATAATGCCGCGTGAAATTACTTTGCAAGAAATTCATTTTTTTTATGATGCGTTAATTCCTGGGTTAATAGAAATCCAGAAAAATGAGAGGGATAATAAAAAGCATGGCAAATAGATATGCAGTAGAAACAGTTTTTAAGGCAGTTGATGCTATGACAGCTCCTCTTAAAAAGATGGAAGGTTCTATGAAGGGCCTCGGCGGAGTTAGCGCTTCTGTAAATGCAAAAATTAAAAATGACATGAAGACTGCCGAAATGCAGCTTAATGCTTTTGGCAAAAAAATCAAAACCGGCGCTAAAGTTGTAGCGGCGGCCGCTGTTACGGCTGCCGGTGCGGCGCTGGTTGATTCTACTAAGAAATATATTGAGTTTGAAGACGCTGTTACCAGGGCTGGCTCAAAGTTTGTTGACTTGGATGTAACGAGCGCGGATTTTAAGGACAATCTTGAAGAGCTTCAAAAAGCTGCAATGGAAGTTGGCGCTAAAACTATGTTTAGCGCAAGTGATGCAGCCGGTGCTCTTGATAAGATGGCTATGGCCGGACTTTCTTCTAAGCAGTCTATGGCAATGCTTATGGGAACTACACGGCTTGCTACTGCTGCCGGAACTGATTTGACAAGCGCTGTTGATATGGCAACAGATGCGCTTGGCGCTTTTAATCTTACTAAAGACGAATTTGGAAATCCTCTTGATGAAGCGGGCCTTGCAGCTTCTGTTGACCGTATCGCTGATGTTGTAGCAAAGGCTACAAACATGGCTAATTTTGACATGAATATGTGGTTTGAAAGTGCTAAAAACGGCGCTTCAACCTTTACTTCTTTGGGCGGTTCCCTGGAAGAGTTTACAGGAATGGCGGCTGTTCTTGCTAATGCCGGAATTAAGGGCGGCGAAGCCGGAACTGCTTTGCGTAATGTTATGCTTAATTTAAGTGCTCCTAGCACGGCTGCCAGCAAAGCTTTGTCTCAACTTGGAATTACTACTTATGACAGCGCCGGAAAGCTTTTGCCGGTTATGGACATTCTTAAACAATTTGAAAATAACCTTGGCGCTATTGATGAAGAAACAAAGAATGGCGCTCTTAAAGATATTTTTGGAACTCGTAATGTTGGAAGCTTCCTGACATTGCTGAATGCAGGAACTGATCAGATTCAGGAATATATAAGCACTTTGGAAAATGCCGGTGGAACTGCATCTAATATTGCGGCCGCTCAGCAATCTTCTTTGAAAAGTCAGATTACATTATTAAAATCTGCAATTGAAGGTATTCAGCTGAATATTGGTAAAGCCGTTGCTGAAAACGGCGGTTCTGCCGGTCTTCAGAAAATTATTCAGATGGTTAATAACATCAATATGGACAGCGTAAAAAAGGCTGTTATTGGAATTATGGATGTTTTAGCCGGAATGATTCAAATGCTTATTGGAGCAGGCAAGGTTCTTTGGGCTTTACGCGTTCCTATTATTGCGATTGTTGGAGCTATGACGCTATACAAAGCTACAATCATGGGAACTGTAATTGCTATGAAAGCCTGGAATGCTATTCAGGTAATTGTTAAGGCTGCTCAGATTGCATGGATTGCAATTACTCAGGGAACAGCGGCAGCTCATGGTGTTATGACTGCGGCACTTACTGCTGAAGCTGCGGCTACCGGAACTGCAACTGCGGCTCAGACTGGATTTAATCTTGCAATGCTTGCAAATCCTGTTACATGGATTGTGCTTGGTATTATGGCTTTGATTGCTGCAATTATTGCGCTTGCCATGAACTGGGATAAGGTAACGGCCGCTTTGCAGACTGCCTGGGAATGGATTAAGAACGTTGCAAACGCTATATGGAACGGACTTTGCGCGGCATGGGAAGGCTTTGTAAATATTATTACAAGTCTTGTTATGCCGGTTATAAATGCTATCTGGGAGCCTATTCAGAGGATTATTAAGGCTTTTACAGACGGCGGATTTATTGCCGGAATTAAACAGATTGGCGTTGCCATTCTAACCTTCTTATTAAAGCCGGTCCAGGGAATGCTTTCTATGTTGAGCAAAATTCCTGGTATTGGTGGAAAGTTTGCTGATGCAAATGCCAGCATAACGAACTGGCTTGAAAGCATGAGCTTTGATTCTTCTGAAGGCGGTGAGGTTGCTCAGGCAGCGCCGGTAACTCCTGCGGAAAGATACACTTACAGTCAGAATAACACTGTAAATGAAAGTAGAATGACTATTGGTCTTGAAAAGGGCGTGAAAGCTCAGGTGAGCGGCCCGGCTCCTGGAATTACAATTCAGACTGCATCCAGCGGAGCTTTTTAATTGAAAATGAGCGGCTGTATAGTCGCTTTGAAATACAAGGAGGAATAAAGATGAAAAACATTTTTATTTACATTGGTCTTGCACTTATTATTGCCGGCGCTGTAATTGGACAGTTTACCGGAATTGAAGCTGCAAGCTGGATTGAACTTGTAGGCTTTGCAGCTGGTCTTGCCACTTGTTCAATTGGCATTGTGAAGAAAGCTGAAAAGAAAGACTGGAAGCTTTATGTGGCTATTGCTGCAATTGCCGTTGGTACAATTCTTATGGTTTGGGCCGGTATCAGCCAGAGTGTAATTTCAAGCGTTATAAGCACTGTTATTGGTCTTGTAGTGCTTGTAACAGGTCTTTTGCCTGTTTTGCTTAGTAAAAAGAACGGATAGAGCTTTTTCTACCGTTTTTAACTCTCCTGGGCTTGTGTTGTCATGGCACAAGCCCTTTTTGTTATTATGTCGTAATATCCACAATTTCCATAAATTATCCACAATTTGTGGATAACTTATTTTTATCCTTTGTTAATAGTTTTTAAGCCGAAGTGAACGGATAATGGAAACTATGAATATAGCTGAAGTAAAATATACGAGTCCTAGTGGAAAAGAATTCTCTTTTGCTTATGAGAATGTTTCTAAAGAAACAGACTTAAAAACAGCAACTTTCACTTTTCCAGAAAAGGACGGAGCATATATTCAGGCATTAGGAAGAGGCGGCCGCCGTTTTCCTATGACCTGTATTTTTACCGGTGAACTCTGTACTGAAAACGCTGATAAGTTTGAAGCGGCCCTGGAAGAGCGCGGAATTGGAAGCTTAAAGCATCCGCTTTACGGTGTGCGCTCTGTTGTTCCTACCGGAACAATCAAAAGAACAGACGGGCTTGTAACTGATGTTTACACTGCTACCGTTGAGATTGTCTTTTCTGAAACTATTACAAATGAAGAGCTCTTAAAAAGCGCTCCTGAACTTGCATCTAAAATAAATGAAAAGGTTGAAGTATTTAGCGATTCTGCAATTGATGAGATTGTAGGAACTATTGAACTTTCAAATACAAGCGAAGTTTTGAAAGCTCAGGAAAATTACAGCAAGGCAGTAAAAGTTATTACCGATAACATGGAAAATATTTCTGTTGCCAGCGGTAAAGATAAGATGAGTCTGAATGAAGCTGTGAACGGCGCTTATGCTGCCATCAGAAAAGTAATTGCTCAATCAACTAAATTTACAAGTAATATCCGCGGTTACGCTGCCAGCGTTTTGAAGATTTTAAGACTGCCTGCAACTGTTGTCTGTGCTCCAGCTCAGATTCTGACTGCTTATGCAAACATGACTAAGGACATTATGAAGAAATTCAAAAATGATCCGTTTGGCGTGAATAAGGTTAAAAATCAGTATGCCATTGCAAAATTTGCTTTAAGCGGTGCCATTGCTGCTACCTGTGAGACTCTGGGTGTTTCATGCACTCAGAGCTCTTCTTCTGGAGGCGGTTCTGGAAGTTCAGAAAACAGTAATGATGGCGGTTTTAAAACTCGTGAAGATGCAATTGCTGCTGCTGAAGAGATTCAGGATATTTTTGAAAAATACAAAGAATTCTGTGATACAAAGATTGCTCTGAATGCTGATGTAGAAAGCGATCAGAGTTATGAAGCTTTATTGGAAGTTGTGCAGACTTCTGTTTCTTTAATTTTGGAAACTGCCTTTTCTTTGAAGAAAAGACGAATTATAAAGCTTGATAGAGACAGACAGGTTATTGAGCTTTTAGCTGAATTATACGGCGAAGTTGATAGTCATTATGATGAGTTTGTTTCTGATAATAATTTGAACTGGGAAACAATTCAGGTAATTCCAATGGGTACTGAGGTTGCTTATTATGTCTAAGAGTTACACTGTAAGCAAGGGAGACACTTTAGGCGCGATCAGTACAAGGCATTATGGACTTGCCGGAAAGTGGACCTTAATTAAAAATGCAAATCCTCAGCTTTTGAAGCGCAAGACTGCTATTGATGGCAGCCCGCTTATTTATCCTGGAGACATTTTAATTATTCCTGAAGAAGTAAAACCTACTCAGGAAGTCAGCAAGAGCGCTCCAAAAAGCAACGTACCTGTTGTTCTGGACCAGGATGCAAAAAAAGATATTTCTATTTTGATTGATGGCAAGATGTTTACTGGATTTTCCGGTTATACAATTAAAATGCCGATTGATTCTTTTGACAGTTTTTCTTTTTCTGCTCCTTTTGATGATAGTTCCAAAGAGCTTAAAGAAGCTTTTATGCCGTTTACTTATAAACAATGCACTGTTTACTATGACGGTGAATTATTGTTTAACGGCACTTTAATGACTCCAAATCCTGAAAGTTCTGACCAGGAAAAAACTGTAACTTTACAGGGCTATTCTGTTTGTGGAATTATCAATGATTCGAGTTTACCTGACACAAAATATCCTCCTGAATACAACGGACTAAAACTTAGTGACATCGCAAATGATTGTTGCGGTGCCTTTGGTTTTAATGTTTCTGTAGATGGAAGCGAGGGTGAAGCTTTTGAAAAAGTAGAATATTCGCCCGGCGATAAGCTTTTTGAGTTTTTAAAAAAACTTGCAGAACAGAGAGGTCTTTTAATTACTAACAAAGCTAACGGAGATCTACTTTTTTGGACTCCAAAAAAAGAAACTGTAAGCTGTTCCATTGAAGAGGGTGAATTACCTTATATCAGTTGTAAAGGAAGTTTTGACAGTCAGAATTTCTTTAGTCATGTAACTGGTTATAGCAAGGTTGAAAAAGAAGAGGATTGCAATTCTTATACATACGAGAATTCTTACCTGATTAAAAAAGGTGTTTTAAGGCCTACTTCTTTTACTGCTGACGATGCCACTTCTACTGATTTAGAAAACGCTGTAAAGGCCAAGGCTGGCCGGATGTTTGCCAGCGCTGTTGCTTATGAGCTTAAAGTTTTAGGACATCATAATCCTGACGGAAAGCTCTGGAAAAAGAATATGGCAATTTCTCTTTTAGCTCCTGGCGCGATGATAAAAAAAAGAACGGTTTTCTGTATTGATGAAGTTACTTTTACAAGAAGTGATTCTGATGGAAATGTAACGACACTGAAGCTTGTTTTACCAGGTGCGAGAGACGGCAGCTTGCCAAAGGAGTTTCCATGGGAAGAATAGGAAAGCTGATTAAGACTGAAATTGAGAAGTTTATTATTGCGACCGTGGAGACGCGTTTTAAATACAATCAGACTGCTGATTTTTACGCTGCAAGTGGAGACGATGCGCCGCCGCTTGAAAATGACAGAATTGCTTTAATTGATGTTGATGGAACTGGAAACTTTGCAGCTATTGGCGTTTTGATGGTAAGCCAGGGCGCGGAGCCAGGAGAAAGAATTCTTTATTCAAGAGATTCTGACGGAAATCCACAGGCTGTCTTAAAACTACTTGGAGACGGTTCATTTGAGGGAATATCACCTGGCGGTTATAAGTTGCAAACAGAGAAAGATTTTGAACTAAAAACAGATGGTGATACAAAAATTGAAGCTTCTGGCGATGTTGGAATAAAAGGAACGAACGTAAAGATAGAAGGACAGGTTGAGGCGACTGGTGGCACTTTCAAATGTAAAGGTACAGCTGCGCCTACCGGCACTGGCTGTCTTTGCGCTCTTTCTGTTTGTCCGGTTACTGGAGCGCCTCACGTTGGAGATACAGCTTCAGGAACATAAGGAGGATTATATGGCAATGAACGGTGATACACTTGGAATTGCAATTGCAGATGCTGTTCTGGATTCCGGTGCTACTGCTGCTGCAAAAGTTCAGTGTCAAGAATTTTGGAAAAAAGTTGCGAATGAAATAGTGTCGCATATTAAAAGTAATGCTGAGGTTCCAGCAGGAATTTCTGTTTCTACAACTGGATCGGCAGCAGCTCAAACAGGTTCCACAACGGCGCCAGGAAGTGTTGTATGACAGAGTTTAACGGTGATGTATTACTGGAAGATACGCCGGATGGCGGAAATATTGTTATTACAGACGGTCTTATCAAAGATGATAAAGGCTTTAGTACGGCCGTTTTAATCAGTTTGATGGGCGGTAATTTCGATGATCCGGCAGTAATTGAAAGCAATCAAAGCTGGTGGGGCAATTTGATTGGTGATAAGGAAACTGAAATTAGAAGCAGTTTCCAGAATATAGTTTGCTCTTTGCCGCTTACAACAAAGAATTTGCAGGCTGCTGAAGATGCTGCAAAAAAAGATCTGCAATGGCTGATTGATAAAAGTATTGCAGATGAAATAAATGTTACCGGTTCGATTGAAAACATTAAGCGAGCTAGTTTTGAAGTTAAAGTAATTAAGAATGGTGAAAACATTCTTGATACTGTTTATGGCGTTGAATGGGAGGCAATGGCAAATGGCATTTGAAAATAAAACAATTCAGGAAGTTTATAACACTTTTATAACAGGACTTGAAAGTGAACTTAATACTCAATTCAGATTGCTGCCTAAAGCTTTTGTACACGTTCTGGCTAAGGTAACGGCCGGCGTTTACATTACGCTTTATAAGCTTTGTGGCTGGATATTCTTGCAAATTTTCCCGGAAACTGCGAGTTATGGAACTGTTGATGTCCTGGGAAAGAAAATTAATCCGCTTGTTGAATGGGGAAACCTTATTGGATGCGGTGAGCCAAACGAGGCTACAACTTTTAGCGCTCAGTGCCGTGTTGCTGTTTTGAATGACGGTGTAATTACTGCCGGAACTCAGCTTAAATCTGCAATTACCGGCAAGGTTTATCTTGTGAATGAAAGTGTTACCGTACTTCTTTCTGAGGGCGAGTCTGTTTTAATTTCTGTTGATTGTGCAGAAAATGGAACGGCCGGAAATCTTGAAGCTGGAGATGAATTAAAGTTTGTGAGTCCACTTGGATTTATTGGTGATGTTGCAACGGTTGAGACAGTGGATGTTGAGGCTGTAGATGCTGAAGATGTTGAAGTTTACAGACATAGAGTTGTGAACAGATGGAAGACTCAGCCGCAAGGCGGAAGCTTAAGTGATTACCGTATATGGGCCTCTGATGTTGAGGGTGTATATCAGACTTATATTTACTCTGATGATAATTCACCGGCCGGAGTAATTATTTTTGTTTGCGCTGATGAAGTTTCTACCGGTTCGAGAGTTGCGGATAATGCGCTTTGTAAAGCCGTTGGAGAAGCTTGTACTTATAATCCAGAGACGGGAGAACAGAATAGAAAGCCGGTTACTGCTGTTCTGGATCCAGATTATGACGGTAGTTATGCGAATGTAAAGACAATTACTGAGGTTATGTTTGATGTTTATATTACCGGATATACAGGTGATGTAAGCGTTATGAGCGAGAATGCAAAAACTGCAATTCAGAATTACATGAAAGAACGCGAGCCTTATATTCGCGGACTTTCTGTTGATAATAACAGGGTTGATTCAATCAGCGTGAATAATCTTATTGGGCTTGTGAATGAAATTGCTACTGCAAACACTGCAAGCTTTGACGGTGTAAACCTTATGAAGAGTTCTGAAATGATTACAGAATATACTTTGGATCGTGGAGAGCTTGCAAAGCTTAATAACTTATATATCAATGGGGTTGCTGTATGACAGGCGGATTTTTTAAGGTAATCCAGCTTTTATATCCGCGTTCAAAGCTTTTCAGAAGCATTACTGATAATTATTTTAGACGCTTTTTGAAGTCTTTGGGATATGTGCCGGACAATGTTTGTGATTATCTGGTAAAGACTTATTTTGATTTGTTTCCAAAAACTACAAGAGAAATTGCTTTGTGGGAAAAGCAGTTTGGTGTAATTTTTGCAGCTCAATTTGATGAAGAAATTCGCCGGGCTTTATTGCAGTCTTTCTGGGAAATAAATACCGGTGGCCAGTCTACGGATTATTTGCAGGAGATTTTGCAGCTTATTTCTCCGGATTTTCATGTTATTGAAAATCTGCCTTGCCGTGACCCGCGAGATTCTAATGCAGTTTATGCAGCTGTAAACGGAAACAGATTGATGGTAAATGGCAATAAATATGCTGTAAACGGTCGTAAACTTGGCGATTCTGATTTTGTTCCTACAGTCTTAAAGAATAATGCGGAAAGTTATTATTCTTTGCCAGCAGATAGCGCTTACTGGTGTAATTGTTTTTTCATCTGCAAAAGAGCAATTCGTAACAGGTACGGCGCGATTATTTACATTGAAAAATTGCAGGTTGATGCAAAGTGGAAGGATTTTATTGAGTATATCATCCTGAAGGTAAAACCGGCACATACAACGGGCATTCTGTTCGTTGAATATATATAAGAGGAGTAAAAAGCGATGATTAAAATTGATTCGACTTATTCAAATTATTACGACGATACAGATGAGGCTTATCCAGGAGGAAAAGCCGTTGATGCTGCAACTGATGAAGGCATTGATGGAACTCCTTATAAATGTGACTGGATGAACGATATTATGGGAGCCCGTCAAGCGTTGTGGGTTGCTGCCTTTGGCAACATTGATGAAATTTCTGGAACTCCTGATAAAGTTGGAGATTCTGACGTTTTAAGAGCTATTCTGAAATTAATTCAGCTGGCTGACGATAAAAAGTTTTATCAATTCAGCATTAAAGGCAGCTCTTATACTATTCCCTGGGGCGATCTTGGCCGTACTTTTGACTCAAATAAGAAATATCTTGTTTATGCAGTTATGGCAGAAGATTCAGGCGACGTTCTACCGATTAGAACAGCTGTTGATTCTGATGGAGTGCATCTGACTATCAGGGAAATTAAAGATGGAAGTGTTCAGGACCTGGAACGTGCCATAACATGGGGAAGCTTTGTTTTTGGTGCTAAAAAATGGGCTGAAGCCACTGAATATAAAGTAAATATTATCATCAAGGAGGCTTAAAGATGATAGGAGTTCCTTCTGTGTATAACACAAAAAAGGATTACGAAAACGCTGTTGCTTATGCTGTTAAGACAAACAGCGGTAAAGCTGAAGTTGCACGGGCACTTCACGACTTGCAGGACAACATTTATATGTTAGTTCTGAAAGAGAGCAGCAAGGATGTTCCAGCTGAAGATCAGACTGCGAACGATTATGAGAAAGTTGAAAATCCGGCTTGTAAGAAAAATAAGCTTGGTTTTACTGATGCAGAAATAAATGCTCTGCTTGCAAAAGTAGAATAGGAGATTTTGAAATATGGCTTTAAAACTTTGGGCTGATGGAGTAGATACTGCTTCTGTTGCAACTATTCCTGAGAATGGAAATTTTAAGTGTGTTGGGGATTACTTTTTGAAGAAAAAGGATCCATTTTTGTATGATGAAGATAAACTGATTCTTAAAGATGGTTTTGCTGTTGATTTGTATGACGGTGTAGCCTGGAAGCAGTTTACAAATCGTGGCGATTTAGAATTTGATCCAGCTGCCAATCTTGATACTGGTGATACCCTTGCTTTTGGTAAGGATTACTTTGTATTTATCGCTTTAAATGGAACTACTCCGGAAATTGTTGTTTCTTTGAATTCAACTTATCCTGACGGTTTTGATGAATATTCATCAAGAAAAATTGGTGGTTTCCATGTAGGACACATCAGAAAAGTTTCTACTGATGGTCTTTGGGTTCCAGTTGACTCTACCGGCGCAAAGTTTGGAACATCCGGCACAAAATGGCAGGACAACGTTACAACTGGAATTATTCCTAACTCTGTATGGGATTTGAAAAACCGTCCTAGAACTCTGTTTGGTGGAATGGTTAAAATCAATAAAAACCTCTGGTCTACAATTTATCAGGTATCAGCTGATGAAGCTGTTACATTTATGAATGGCACAAATGGACTTTCTGTTGCTGAAGGTAAATTGCAGTCAAAGTACGGTGAATTGCCAGTTACCGGAACTGAAGGATTAAATCAGTACAACTTCAATGAGCTTGCTCAGCGCCAGGGAATGCGTTTGCTTTCTTACGATGAATGGTGCGCCGTTGCTTTCGGATCTCCTCAGGGTGAAGACGGTTCTAATAATTATGGTTGGACAAAAACAACTAATACTGCAAGAACTCGTACTGGATGCCAGGTAAACACTTCAACTGGTGAACGTGATACAATTTCCGGTGTAAAACCTTATGCAATTTCTGCAAAGAATGCTGTTGATTGCGTTGGAAACGTTTACGAATGGACAAAAACAATGTCTTTGGATTTCAGCTCTACAAACTGGGCATGGCAGAATGTTCTTGGTGCTAATCAGGGCCAGGCTTATCTTCCAAACAGTAGCGGTTTGCTCGCGTTGATTTGCGGTGGTTACTGGCATGAGGGCGTTCACTATGGTCCTCGTACGGTGAATGGCAACCACTCTCCGTGGGCTGTCGACACGCCCGTTGGTTCGCGTTTCGCCTGTGATTCATTATAGCCGGACACTGGTTTCTGATTTCCTGAGCATCTGGTTTTACTTATGGATTACAAAGAAAGCTCAACAGCAAGTAAAAACAAACTTCCTCTTGGGAACGTAGAAAACTTGCTGTTGTTTAAGAAGTTTGAGGAATTTGTATATTATTTTGAGCCTATCGTCGAGAAGTTTTCACATAGTGAGAATTTCGCGCTTAAAGCAGATATTAAAAGATGTTTGCATAGAGTGTTGGAGCTCATTATTATTACCAATCGAAGTTCCAGGAAGTTAGATGGTTGGTATAAAGTAGACACAGAGTTTGAAATTCTCCGTGTTTACATCCGGCTTTCTTTCAAGAAAGGTTCAAAATATCTATCATTTCATAGCTATGAAGTAGCGGAAAAGAAATTGATAGAATTAGGCCGCATTCTGGGTGGTTTAATAAAGAAAGGCTGTTAATGAGATTTTGTAGCGGTTTGCACGCGTTGATTTGCGGTGGTAACTGGAATGAGGGCGTTCACTATGGTCCTCGTACGGTGAATGGCAACAACTATCCGTGGAATGTCAACACGAACATTGGTTCGCGTTTCGCCTGTGATTTAACTAGAAGTATAAACAAAATATTGGCTTGCGTGTTTACGGACCGTAAGTTGTGGTTACTTCGTATGAAGTTAGAATCAGATTAACTGTCTTTGGCAGATTTTTTTTTAGTCTGCTTAAATCTTACTTATAGACAGGTATGCGTACCTGTCTATTTTTTTTTCTTTAAAAGGATATATGATATGTTAGAAGATTGCTTTGAGAGTATTTGCAGCTTTGAGAATTTATACAATGCTTTTGACCTGGTAGCAAGTGAACACCGGCACAAAAGAACAGCGCTAATCTTTTATAATCATCTGGAAGAAAACTTGATCCAGTTACAAAATGAATTACTCTGGGGAATGTATGAATTGGGTAGTTTTTATCATTTTGTTAGGCACGAGCCAAAAAGAAGAGAAATAAATGCGCTTCCTTACAGAGACAGAGTTGTTCAGACAGCAATTTGCAATATTATTGAGCCGGAAATTTCAAAGCGTTTTATTTATGACAGTTACGCTTGCAGACTGGAAAAAGGTTCGTTAAAAGCTGCAAACAGAATTTCTTATTTTCTTAATAAAAAGAATACAATGTATTATTTAAAATGTGATATTCATAAATATTTTGATAGTGTAAATCTGGATATTGTTTTTGATTTATACAAAAGATACATTTCTGATACAAGAACATTAAATTTGATTTATAAAATATTACACAAAGATAATCCTGAAAGAGGGATTAAAATCGGTAATAGATTAAGTCAGCTGACTGCTAATTTATATTTGAATGAGCTGGACCATTATATAAAGTTTAATTTGAAGATTAAATATTATGTCAGATACATGGATGACTTTATAATTTTAGGGAATACTAAAGCTGAATTAAAACGATATTTGAAGCTTATTTCTGAATTTCTGAATAATAAGCTTTTCCTGGAATTAAACAAGAAAACAAATATAGGATTATGCAGCCGTGGCTTTGAGTTTGTAGGTTATAAGATATTCAGAGACAGGAAATTGATCAGAAAACAAACTACGAATAGGACCAGGCGTTATGTAACTTCATTTATAAAAGGGAAGGTTAAGCCGGAAAAGTTCTGCCGGGCCATGGCCAGTATATGCGGCCATGCAGTACATACAACGAATTATATGTTTTATATCCGGCAGCTTTTACGGGTGATTAGATTTCTTCTAAAGGTGCAAGATTGATTTCTGTTTCCAGAGCTTCATTTTCTTCAGGCGTTGTTCCAGGATAATTTCTGACAAGTGCATCCAGGATAAAAGCAGAGACTGTTTTTCCGGCAGCTTTTGCATTTTCCTTTAGCTGTTCAAGCTCTTCCGGCTGTCCTGATATTGCAATTGAAGCTCGTTTTATTCCGGTTGGTTTACGGCCGCCGCCATGGTAGCCGTAACCTACATATTTTTTTTCTTTAGCCATTGATTTATCCTCCTGAAGAAATTAGGGGAAATTTTCCCCTAATTTCTTTATTTTTCCCAGTCGCATTTTGGGCGGACTGTTTCATCAGCTCTGAAGCTTGGTGCGAAGCTGTAATGATCCGGCTGGATATATTCGCGGTTACTATCATCAATATAGATTTTTGCGTGGCGTTCTTTACCTTCATAAAGAATTCTTGCCATTTTAGCAGTTCTTGAAAGAACTTTGCAAGAAAAGATGCAGTTATGATCGCCGATTGAACGGGTGTAATATGTTGTATTTGCTTTGATTGTATTCATAATTTTCTCCTTGTGATTTGATAGGACAGGGCCGAAGCCCTGTTTTCTTTAGGCGATCTTTAAGTCGCGTTTAAGCTCATTAAGGATCATTCCTTCTCGCCAGCCGTAGCACCATGCTGAATAATCAGTCATTGGGTCGCTGTCGTCATCCTCTGGCTTTGGGCCGATTGCATAGCGGCCATTGCCAAATTTCTGTACCTGGCAGCTTCCAAAGAAGTAAACTCTTTCGAGCTGATTAAGATTTCTTAAAATCTTTCTTGCTTCTTTTACTGTTGTTACATTAATTGTTTTCATGTTTGTCTCCTTGTGATGGAGCTTTTCGCTCCTGACATTTATAAATATACTGCTTTATTTGTAAAATGTCAATACAGAAAACAAAAAAAAGATAAAAAAAAATACAGGATTTTTAGTCCTGTATTTTTGTATTATTTAGCAGTTGATTCCGCGGATTAAAGGCATCCTGGTTTCAAGTCCGGTGTATTGAGTAAAAACCGGCTGGAGCATATCGCAATAAACATCAGAAATTTCATTTACAACTTTTCTTGAAAATTCCCATGTCTTTTTAGAAAGTCTGTCACGGCAGAATTTTATTGTATATGTATCGCTTGGATCCAGAGCGATTAAAACTCTGTTGATGCTGTTGCAGTTTCTGCCGATTTTGAAAGACAGCTCATTTTTAGTAATGATAAAATCTTTAGCGCCTGTCATCATAACGAAGCGGCGGCCGCCTAACTGATTTAAGATTGTTGTTGCAATTTCCTGATTCATAATTTTATTTCTCCTTGTGATTTTATTTAGAAGCAGGACCGAAGCCCTGCAAGGGTTAGATTGTTTTGCAAACTGCGAAGCAGATTGCCTTTGCTACCAGGCGATTGTTCAGATGAACTTTTCGCATGATTTGAAGCGAGCGGAGCTCAGCAACAGCAATCAGTCTCCACTGATTAAGCCATTTGTTCTGATCTCCAAGATGAAGCCATCTTTTCATCTGCTGAGACAAAAAAGGTCTTGAATGGAAAAATAGAAGCCGGGAACTGTGCATTTTTTACGGCCAATAACGTAGGAATTACTGATGCAGATTTAATTCAGCTGGCAGATGATTTAAAGGATTCAGGATTTTACCATGCGGTAATTTATTTTACTGAAGATGGCACTGCATATATCATCAGAAATAATAAAGGAAATATTGATCTAGGGTATGGACTCCTGGACCGAAAAACAAATACATTTACAAAACGCTATAAAACCGGTTCTATAAGTCGTAAAAGTATGACTATTAACTGGTGGGAACTTTAATCGAGTTCTGGAAATAAAGACGGCTGTTCAAAATCGAAAACAGAAAAAGCTGCAAACTGTTTTCTTTGCGGTTTTGACAGCCAGGAATAAACAGTTTTTTCAGCTGCAAGAACAGCAGCTGTTTTACTTTGCATAGGCTGATCAGACTGTAAACATGATTTACATCTAATCAGCCTTTTTAATTTAAGCTGGATGCTGAAGCGCCATCCTGAGTCATCCTGGTAATATCTTACAACAATAAAGCTTGATTCGTGCTCTTCTCGCTTTTCTTCTTTAGGCGTGCTTAAAACTTCACCTGTTGTATCAGAAAATATCAAAGTCATTTTCACCCTCGCTTCCATCGTAATCAAATGGATTGTCAGTTGGTGGCGGTGGAATTATTTCCGGCTGAACTGGAACTACTTTCTTTTCCTGTTTTACCGGTGCCGGTTGTTCAGGAAGTGGCGGCTGTTGTTCTTTTTTCTGCAAGTTTGGATTTTCCTTTAAGCGCATATTAATAATAATTTGTTCAGGTGTGCCGCCAAAGCGCTTCTGTTTGATATGAATTTCTGTATAGTCAGATTTAAGGAAGTGAGTAAGCTTGTTCTGAGTCCATGCGTCTTTATCAACTGGCTGGCCTTTTTCATTAAGCTCAATGTCGTTGATTTCACAATAGCGGGCATAAAGATCTTTTACTTTTGTAAAGACATTTTCATCTTTGATAAATTCAATATTTTCTTTAACAAATCTATCAAGGTCTGTTGCCTGATCTTCTACATAGTCATCTTTGTAAGATTGACATTCTTTTGAAAGTGGAATTTTGCCTTTATAGTCATTTTTCAGATGGATATAGTATTCTGCAAAAAGCTTTACAATTCCTGGATATTCAGGGCGCAATAGTTCAAAAATATCATTTTCATCTTTGAAGTCTTTATCTTCGCCGCGTTTATGAGTTACTGAAAAAGGAATTACTACCATACGGTCGATTGTAGCAGGGTCTTTATTGTCAAAACGTGGCAGGTAGTTTGTAAGGATGATTGTTTGAGCTGTAGGCTTAAACTCTTTAGCATTGGCATACAATCGGCGGGCTTTCATAACGCCTCCACCTGTGAGCTGTTTGAATACGGCCGAGTTTAACATATCGTTACGCTGGGTTTCATCTGAGATTCCGGCTCCCATTCCTTCGAGTTCTGCAATTTCCGGCTGAGCTCCTCCAGAGTAATTTCTGATGTCTTTATTAAGCATGATAATTTGGCGCGGAATAGGTGTTGTCATTTTAGGATAAAGATCTGAGATAATCTTCATTGTAGTTGTTTTTCCTGTTCCACCAGTTCCAATAAAGATTCCTCCTACTTTGTACTGAGCGCAACGTGAAGGAATGAGGCTTAAATAATAAAAGAGCGTTTTCAAAGTATCTTCATTTTTAAAGTTTGAGTGCATAAATTTTAAGAAATTACCAGGCTTTTCTGCCAGCATTACATCATCAACTTTATATGGCAAAACTCTTAAGCGATATTCGTTTGGAAGGGCAGAGCGAACTTTAAGCTGCTTTCCGGAAAAGTCTAAAACTCCATCTTCAAGAGTTAATGTCTCCTGGATCTGAGGTCCATCAAAAGTTACTGATTCCCGGAAAATAGATGGAAGCTCTGAAAAGTTCTTTGCAACAGCTGTAAGGAATTTGCGCTGTTCTACAACTGATTTAAGCTTTCCGATGTTTTTATAAAATTCTTTGTTCTTTTTTCCAGTATTTTCATGCCAGACAATTATGCTGAAAAGAATGTTATAAACGATTCTTAGAACATCTGATTTTCGCTCCCAGATGTGACCATTGAAGAAGTAGTATTTTTTTTCATCTTCAATATAGATGAAGCGGTTTTTTAATACCCGTTCAATTAAAAGAGCTGCTGAAGTTTCTCCGTGATTCATTACAAATCTTGCATAATTTGCATCTTTTTCAAGACTTTTGTAATCAATAGGCAGAATAGGAGTTATTTTTGATTCTTTGTCTAAATCGCTTTCTGTTTTGACAAATTCAACAAATTTGCGCTGCCAGTAATAAGACAGATATTTTGCAGCAATTGTGTGAATATATGAAGCTTCAACATTAGATTCTGATGGGTTATCTATGCGGCGCTGGGTGATTCCGTTGTCCAGGAAAACCTGTTTAGATTCTTTATCACGGGCTGAAACTTTCAAAAGTGCAGAGTAAAAATTATCAAGCTCCTTTTTAGTAATTTTGGTTGACTGAAGAGCTTTTACCAGGCGCTTAAGAGTTACGGCCGGAATAAGATTCTGTTTTATCTGTTGAGGGGCTTTTTGAAATGGCTCTGCATTCTCAATAGCTTTCTGGATAAGATCGGCGCGGCGATAACAAATACATTCATCCGGGTCTTTGTATTCTTCCAGGCGTGCGCAATAGATATTTCCAGTATATCCAGCTTGTAAAAACTTTTCAGGTAAAGATGTTGTGCCGATGGCAGTTTGTAATCCGGCCGCGATTCTGCCGGGGCTGTCGTTGTCAAAGAGGATTGTAATTTTTTTTACATTCAACAAGTGTTTTTTTATTTTTGGCTTTGTTAAGCCATTTGTGCCACCTACAGAAAAAACATTATGGAAGCCGGCGGCACGACAAACAACCGCATCCATTTCACCTTCTACAAGTACAATTCCTTCATCCTGCAATTTATCTTCTAGGTCGTTAGGAGTAGGGAAGGTCTGACAAGAAAGGCTGCCTCGTTTATCACACTGTCCTTCGTTATAAAAATGAAGCTTGTAGCCATTGCCGATTTTGAGCACTAAGCCTGAATGAGCCCAGGCATACTGACCGTTTGCATTTGGTTTTGTAGGGATGCCTGAGCGGTAAATTGTGTTATTGCCAATTTCTTTTAAAGCAATATCCATTCCTGGCCAGTAGCCAAAATATTTTTTAAGATTTTCAATGATTTCTTCTGAATATTGAGTAAATTCGCCTTTTGTGGTTTTTGTGCATCGTTCTGAAAGAAACTTAATTAAAGCTTCTTCTGGTGCAAAGCCAAAGTCTAAATATTTATCCATTGCCTCTACAGATTCAGGCTCCGGGGTAAACTTTGGTTTTTCTTCTTTGTCTTCTGATTTTTTTACAACTGGCTTTGGAGTAAATGAGCCGCCAAAAATCTTTTCAAGATGTTTGAATTGTTCTGCCTTATCAGTAATTCCTTCCAGCAGTTCTACAGCGTCGTATATATCGCCACTGCATCCGCATGAGCCGGAATAACATTTAAAATGATCTTCCCAGAGTTCACAGGACGGATTATGATCATCATGCGCGGGATTGATACAGCGGACTAATCCGCGATGCGCTTCAATTCCCATTATTTTAAGATAATCAAATAAGTTATTTTTATATTTTCCAAAGTCCATTTTTTTCTCCGTCCTTATTGTATGATTTCACCGTCAAAAACTTTTTTAATTAAATGAGCTTTTGCGCTCATAAGCTTGTGATTTTTTATAATGATTTGAATTTCTTTTGGGCTGTATTTTGTGCCGTCTTCACAATAAACCCAGCCGGACGCATCGTGTCTTGCAATGTGCTGTTTGAGTTCTTCTGAGTATATGTAGGTCCAGCCGGGTTTTTGATTCATTGTGTTTTCTCCTAGTTGTGCTGATACGCTTCAAACAAAGCTGTTAAATCTTCTGTGATTGCATTTATAATTTTTTCCCAGCAGGCAAAATTATTAAAACCGTATCGCAGTTCCATATCTGGTCCAGAAATAGACTTTTGCCGCTGCATATAGTCGCGAATTTCACTTATTACATTTTCAACAGTAATTGTTATTGGTTCCGGCTCAAAATCAAACGGCGAAGTTTCTGTATTTTTCTTTTTAGCGTTTTTTGGAGCTTCTATTCCGTTTTCTTTGCGATATTCCTGTAATTGTTTTGTTGCAGCTTTTACAGTTCCACCGTTTTCTTTCGCCTTAGTTACAGCTTCTGGAAGTTTGTCTCCTGGAATAGAAGCGAGCTGAGAAAGTGCCTTTGTGCTCATGCCGGTTGTATCTACTCCCTGAGCTTCTACATTTTCACGGACCTGACTTCCTGCAAGTGTATCATGCAGCCATGAGAGAGGCTTAGAAAGCTCTTCCGCTATTTCCTTCTGGCTCATTCCGGCAGTAACAAGAGCTTTTACAGCTGTTTCAATGTCTATTTGTGAAAGCTGTTCGCGCTGGATATTTTCTACCAGCTGAACAATTTCTTTTTCACCATGACAAATTGTTGCTGTAATCTGAGTGTAATCATGGCCTTTTTCACAAAGATATTTGTAAGCTCTTACACGTCTATGACCTGCAATGAGTTCATATTTTTTTATACCGTTTTCATCTTCCCGTAAAAATTTTACGGAAATAGGATTTATGAGGCCGTATCTAAAAATTGAGTCAGCAAGATTTTCTATTTCTTCCTGGTTATAATTCAAACGGACGTTGCCTGTTTCCACTATCTGGTCCAGGCTGATTTTTCTTGTAAGTATGTTTTCTTGTGGTAATTTAGGCATTTATAGTTTCCTCCCTTGTTTCCATTTCGAGTTCTTTGTTATTTATCATGTATTCCAGATGCTCTACTTTGCTTACTAAGTAACACTCCCAGGCTTCTTCCCTCATTTCCCCGGAAGTTTTTATATCTGATTTTTCAATTGCATTGATTTTAAGCGCTTGTGTTTCTAAAGCTCTCAGCTTCTTAAAAAGCGGATTGTTGCTATTACAACTCATAAAACCTGCTCCTTGTAGCCAGTAACTACTTCTACAAACTTTTCCAGGCGAGCTTTAACAGTCGGATGGATTTTGTAGCCGATTGGATCAGCTACAAACTTCTTAAAGCTTTTTATGTCAGGAATAGGGAAGTCTAAAAGAAAGTCAGAAAACTGTTCCTGGTAAGCTTCAAAGATTCCTTCTGGATTAAGTTCTTTTTTGTATTTGTTACAAACAACAAATACTTCACTATCAAGACAGCAATTTGAAAGCTGGTCGAAATAATTCTTAGTTGCTCTTAAATCAAGGTTTGAACAAGTTCCAGAGATTACAATTACATCGGATGCAAATACAGCGTTGCGAGTCTGAGCGTTCCAGGTTCCAGGCGGGTCTAAGATTATGTAATCATAATCATTAAGAAATGATGATTTTTTAATTTGAATTTTCAGTTGAGTGTCCATAATATTTGCCAGCATATTCATATCGAGATCTGACGGTATTATGTCCATTTTTGCTTTTTCTGATTTTTTAATGTTGTAAGGTTTGACCATTTTGCCGGAAAGAAAAGATTTTGATGTTTCATCCTGAAGCTCAAAACCGTACATTTCTGACAGACAGCAGTTATGATCTAAGTCAATCAATAACACGGAAAAACCGTGTGCAAAAAGTGTTTCTGCAATAAAAGTGTTTAGGGTTGTTTTTCCCGTTCCACCTTTACCATTGCTGGTGGTTATGATTTTAGCCATTTGAAAGTCTCCTTGTGATTATGGTTTGATTAAAACGGAATTGTGTCCGGCTGTTCTGGATCGCCTGGATCTGGAGCGTCTGAATAATCAGCTGCCGGTGCAGATTCTGTTTTTTCTCCAGGTGTTCTTCCTGGAACAAGATTTGTTACCTTTACAATCATTCTTGATTGTTTCTGTCCGTCTTTTTCCCAGCGGTCCTGATGCAGGGAGCCTTCAAGAAAAACTTCACGTCCTTTTGTCATTGATTCTGCAAGAGCTTTTGCATAGTTTCCTGTCCAGGTACAATCAATGTAATTTGGACGTTTTTCCCACTGGTCGCCGTTTTTATGATTTTCATTTGAAGCAATAGTGAAGCTTACAACACAAAAATCCTGACGCGGATATTTTACTTCTGCCGATTTTGTCAGCCGGCCCTGAAGAACAATGTGATTAAAATCACTTGCCATTTTTTTTCCTCCTAGATATTTCTGCCGTTTACAAAATGACGACTTATATCTACTTTCATTCTTCTTGCGTATTCCTCCAGAGTGGAGTCATCAACCGCAAGCCATTCAATTACGTCCTGTCTCTTCCAGCAGCGGTGCCCGTTTAGTCTTACAATTCGAGTGCCGCAACAAGGCTGATGCCAGGGCTTTTTCTGTAAGTTTTCATAATTGGTAACACCTTTTAATTTGGCAGCTTCTTTTAAGCTGACATATTCAGGTATTTGTTTTTGAAAACCTTGCTGCAAAATAAAAGCTTGAAGCTGTTGCATCTGAAGCTGTTGTTTTTGCAGTTCCAGGATAAGTGACTGAAAATTCAGTTTGTCAATTTGATTTAAATCAGACATTCTGGATGGCCTCTTACCCATTTTTCTGTAACTACCAATTTTTCTTTGATTATCACCGGTTGTCCGTGTGAATGTTTAAGTTTCAAAGAAAGCCAGGTAAACGATATATCTGAGTCAATTCCTGCCTGAAACAACGATTCGTAATAATCACCGTTTACAAAAATAGCCATTCGATTTTTTGGGTTATAATCACGGCTAATCAGGATGTTCCAGATTTTATTTTTAATATCCTCCTCATCCATCGTTATTCCTTTTCAGGCAATAAGCCGGCTTCTTTAAGCACTTTTAGAATTAACTGGCGGATCAGACCTTTTTTCGACATTCCTGTATTAAACAGGTATCTGTCTAAAGCCTGACGTTCATTGTCAGTTAAACATAAAGAAACTGTTGTGTCGGTTACTTCTGGCATCTTATGTTTCCTCCCTGTGTCGTTATGACTACTTAAAAATAGATTAAGTGTATGAATTACACCTTGAATAGTTTAGATAATATGTCGTACTGTCCACAAAGTCAAGTAAAAAAGTGTAAAAAAATACATTTTTTTATATTATTTTATGGTGTATGATTGTACACATTAAGGAGGTGCTATGGATTTTTTTAGTAGAGTTCGAGAAGTCACAAAACTTCGCGGAACAACAATTGAACAAATGATGAATAGTATTACTCATGGCAATACAGCTTCTCCTCGTGATGTTTACAATGGTTGGCGAAGAAGAAATATTTTGCCGCGAGCAGATACAGCTGTGGAAATTGCAAAATATTTGAATGTAACCGTGGAATATCTGGTAACAGGAAAAGACCAAAATCCTGACATTGAATTTTGCAATAAATATTTTCAGTATGAAAAGCTGCTGGAAAAGTATTCGCTTTTGTCTCCAGCAAACAAAAGACTTATTGAAAGTTCAATAAATAATTTAATTGAAAAATAGATCAATTGGCTTATTGAGTTTTTGACTGAAAAAACTCAATAAAAACTCAATACTTTTTAGAATGGGGAACGAAAAGAAACGAAAGTTTTATGTCGTTTCATACATAAAAAGGGGTTAAAAGAAATATATGGCAATAGCTCCAATTGATTTGTCTCCAATAGGCTACTGCTTTATATAATCCGTTGTAATTTTATAAATCCTTATAATATATAGATTTATTAAATAATTAAAACGGTGTCTTATAGCTCCAGAGTTGAAAAACTCAATAAAAACTCAATATTTTCTGGAGTAATTTTTATGGAATATCACATTTTCAAGAAATCTAAAACAACAAAAGACGGAAAAAAGAAAACAGAATGGTATTACTGGTATTGGAATGTTGAACATACAAAGCAAATTCAGCGTTCCTGCCGGGGTGCAAAAACAAAATATGAAGCTGAGCTTTATGTTAAAAAGTTACAGCCTCAAACACTGGCTTCCAGCTTAATAAAAGATATATGTGCTGCAATGTTCGTTCCTGGAAGCATGAACTATTTACGACGAGAGCAGCTCGGAAAATCCATCAAAGAGAATACATTAAAAATAAAACGAATGTACATAAAATATATAATTCAAGATTTTGGTGATATGGACATCAGGGATTTAACAGCTACAAAGCTTTTAAGGCATTTACTGATAAATAATTCTCATTCTGCATCCTGGAAAAATCAATACATAACAACAATTGAAGATGTATACACTGAAGCAATTTGGAATGGACTTGAAGTTAATCCGCCTCGCTTTGAGCGTTTTGTTCAGAAAAGCAAAAAATCAGACATTTTGACGATGGATGAAATTAGAAAATTATTTGTGCCTGAAAACTTTCCTGACGAAGCTTCTTACTTACTTTTACTTCTTACGCTGTCAGCCGGATTAAGAATAAGTGAAGCAAGAGCTTTCACACCAGAGCAATTATATTATGAACAGTCTGCAATCCTCGTTAATGGTTTTTTAGACAGATATACCGATGTTAGAAATCATTACAACAAGACAGGAAGTGAAGAAGATAAGCGCTGGCGCATTGCTCTTATTCCTCCAGGAACAGCTGATTTGCTTAAAAACTACATTGAGAAAACAGGCAAGAGAGACGATCAGTTATTATTCACTCATTGGACTAAAAAAAAGAGAATTGAATATCTGAACGGAATGAGAAAACAGTTTGATTTGCCCGCTACTGAAAATTGTTATCACATGGAAAACATTGAGGACATATTTCATAATGCAGTAAAAAAAGCCGGTATCGACACCAGCGACAGAAAAATAACGATGCACTCTTTGAGATATACTTACGTTACCAGGATGCGCAATTTGTATGCTGGTGAAACTGTTAGAAAAATGGTTGGCCATGCAGAAATTGAAATGACTGATTATTATACCAGGAACGAATTAAATGAAACTCTTACAGCTTTAGCTGCTCAAAATGCCCGTATGATAGAGTTTTTCAATGATTATGATGTAAAAAAGCAATAATATTTTTAATGAGATTGTATATTTTTTAACGAAAAGGCCGATTTTTCACGGGTTGTGAACGTCGGCTTTTTTCATTTTTGCGGTCGCAACCTGAAGCAGAACTCGTTCAAATTCTTTTAAATTTATTTATAAACTTTTTTACATTTTTTTTTCACAAGAAATAAGAAGATAAAGTATTAAATATATATATTTTTGAATAAATTAGCGTAAAAGTAAAAGTAAAAAAGTTATAAAAAAGTATTTTGATATTTAACGAGATTTTAAACGAGTTATAAAGTCGTTAAAAATTTCGTTAAACAATACAAAAAGATTTAAAACTCAAGAAATTTATTTACGTTTTACACTCACTACTTTTGAAAGTAGTAACAAAAGGTACTGTCAGACGGGGGTGGGTGGTGCAATTAGTCGGCGGGCCCTGCATTTTGTCATTTGTGAGCCATGTTTAACGGTTAATTAACATTTGTTTAATTAGAATTGTTAAAATTTAACTTTTATGTTATAATGTCCACAAATGGAAGTTAAACAAGGTACATTCGCCACAATGTGCGGTGTAAGTCGTGCTGCGGTATGCACAAAAATAAAAAACAAGACTCTAATTGTGAACTCGGCCGGGATGCTGGACACGGATAACCCTGTAAACAGAGCTTACCTGGATAAGAAGCAGGGCCAGCGTCGGAGCGCTGATTTTGGACTAGGAATTGAACATACAGGTGCGGCCACAAAACCTGTTGATTATTCTGAAATGTCTCAAACTGGTACAGCTGGCGAAATGTTAAACATGACTATTCGTGAGCTGGTTTCAAAATATGGCAGCATGGCCAATGTTGA